GGACGTTAACCAAGGCCGCCGGGGGAGCGGAACACGAAGCCGAACTCCCCTTCGTCCCCGTGCGGGACGAACGTGACGCGGCGTGGTCGATCGGGACGTACCTCGCGAACGAGGAACGTCTCGCGAAAGCCGGTGGCGACGCGAAGACCGACACCGCGAAGAGTGTCCTCGAGGCGTTGTTCGATGGGCTCCGTGGCGTGCACAACGAAGACACCACGGTCCCAGCGCCCCGCGAAGCGATCACCGAGTAGCCACTGCTCACCGGGACGGGGGTGAACTCGTGGGCCTGCCCCTGTCCCGTAAGCAGATCACCGCGATCGTCGGGGACGAAACCGCCCGCATCACCGTCCTCGAGGGCGCCGTCCGCTCCGGGAAAACGTTCGCGACGAACCTGCGGTTCTTCAAGATGGTCGCTGACGCCCCACCATCCGGGCTCATCCTCATCACCGGGCGGACCCTGCAGACCATCGAACGGAACATCCTGGAGCCGATGGCCGACCCGGCGCTGTTCGGGCCCCTCGCCGCGACCGTCACCCACACCCGCGGCGCGTCCACCGCCCGCATCATGGGCCGCGAGGTCCACCTCATCGGCGCGTCCGACGCCCGCGCCGAAGGGAAACTACGGGGCCTGACCGCGTGCCTCGCCCTCGCCGACGAAGCGACCCTCATGCCCGAAGATTTCTGGGTGCAGCTCCTCGCCCGCCTTTCCGTCCCCGGCGCGAAACTCCTCGCGACAACGAATCCAGCCAGCCCCCGCCACTGGCTGAAAAGGAAATTCCTCGACCGGGCACACGTCACCGACCTCAACCTGACCAGCTACCACTTCACCCTCGACGACAACCCATCCCTAACACCCGACTACATCGCCGCATTAAAAGCAGCCAACACCGGGCTCTTCTACCAGCGAAATGTCGAGGGATTATGGGTCGCTGCTGAAGGCGCCGTATACGGGGACTTTGACCCCGACATCCATACCCTCCCCGCCACTGACCTCCCCCCCATGGACCGGGTCCTCGCCGCCGGCGTGGACTACGGCGACAACCACCCCACCCGCGGTGTCCTCCTCGGCCTCGCCATGACGCCCACACCCACGCTGTACGTCCTCGACGAGTGGGCACCCGGCGCGCAGGTCATGGCAGACCGGTCCCTCGCGTTCCGCACCTGGCTCGCCCACCAGGACGAACCAGCATGGCGCACCCCGGAATGGGTTGTCGTGGACTCCGCGGCCCTCGCATTCAAAAACCAGTTGTTCTACGACGGCGTCATGAACGTGATGAACTCCGATAAGGAATCCGTCACGGACGGCATCCGTACCGTCGCGTCACTCCTGTCCACGGGGCGCCTGATAATCGTCGACACGTGCCACCACCTCATCGACGAACTACCGTCATACGCGTGGGATCCGAAAGCCACCGAACGTGGGAAAGATGCCCCCATAAAAGAGGGCGACGACTCAATCGACGCATTACGTTATAGCGTCCATTCGACCCGGGCGTTGTGGCAGCCACTCATCCCCACGGTCCCCACATCGCATCTCGTCCCCGCGTGACCACCGCTCAACACCCCCGGGAGGGGCCCCGCGATGCCGCTGCCCACCACTGACACCCCGTGGCCCCCACCGCTCCTACATGGCGTGAGCGAGCGGATGGAAGAGTGGTCCGCCTGGTACGAGGGCACCCCCGACGCGCTGCGCCGCTACTACGGCCGTGAAGCGAACGCGTCCCGCACCCACCGTGGACACCCCGCCGACGGGGGACTACGTGGCCTCCTCACCCGCATGTGGTGGGGCAAGGGCTCCACGTCACCATCCACCGCCCAGGGGCAGCTCCACATCCCCCTCGCCGCTGACCTGTGCCAAGCCTCCGGTGACCTCCTCTTCGCTGAGCCCCCCACCCTCACCGTGGGCGACCCCCGCGGACAGGACCTCCTCGAGCAGTACGCCGCTGGGGGCCTGTTCGCGCACACCGCGGAAGCCGCGGAGGTCGCCGCCGCCCTCGGCGGGACGTACCTGCGGGCCACGTGGGACCCCCAGGTCGTCCCCAACGGCCCGTTCCTCACGTCCGTGCACGCCGACGCCGCGGTCCCCGAGTTCCGGTGGGGCCGCCTGACCGCTGTCACGTTCTGGCGGCGTGTCACCGAGAACGGCCAGCAGGTCCTGCGTCACCTCGAACGCCACGAAACCGACAGCGCCGGTATCGGGATCGTCCTGCACGGCCTCTACGCCGGTACCCCCACCGACCTCGGTCGTCCCATCCCCCTGACCGACGCGCCCGCCACGGCGTCCCTCGCTGACGCGATCGACGCTGACGGGGTCATCTCCACGGGCACCCCCGGCCTGGCCGTGGAGTACGTCCCCAACGTGCGGCCCGTGCGGTCCTGGCGCACCCACCCCCTCGGCGTGAACCTCGGCCGCTCCGACCTCGACGGCCTCGAACCCCTCATGGACGCCCTGGATGAGACGTGGTCGTCATGGATGCGGGACGTGCGCCTCGCCAAAGCCCGCCTCGTCGTCCCCGCCTACATGCTGTCCAGCCACGGCCCCGGTAAGGGCGCCACCTTCGACACCGACGAGGAACTGTTCACGCCCCTGGCCGCGCCCCCCGGGATCAACGGGGGCATGGACCTCACGTCCGTGCAGTTCGCGATCCGCGTCACCGAACACCAGCAGACAGCGAACGAACTGATCCAGCAGATCCTCCGCTCCGCCGGGTACTCCGCTGCCACGTTCGGGGAAGGCGCCGAAGGCCTCGCCACGGCCACCGAGGTCAACGCCCGCGAACAACGCTCCGACCTCACCCGGGACCGGAAGATCCGCCACTGGAAACCCGCCCTCGCCCGCATCACGGAGAAGATGCTCGCGATCGACGCGGCCCTGTTCGGACACCCCAACAACCCCAACCCCGTGACCGTCACGTTCGGTGACGCCGTGCAGGACTCCCAGCTCGAACTCGCCCAAACCGCCGTGGCGCTACGCACCGCCCAAGCCGCGTCCACCCAGACCATCGTCACGCTCCAGCACCCCGACTGGACCCCCGAACAGATCACCGCGGAAGTCGCCGCGATCGACACCGAAAACGACCGGGCACCCCTGGCCGACCCCGCCACGCTAGGGCAGGGTGGGAACGGGCTCACCCTCGACAAATCCCCCTAGGGAGACACCATGACCGACGTCCACCCCGGCGACGCCCAAGCCCACAAGCTCAAGGCGTACTGGACACACGGCGAAGGTGCACTGAAAATAAAATGGGGCATCGCGGGAGACTACTTAAGGTGTGTTGAACACCTCGCGAAATACGTGCAGGACCCGAAAGGTCTCTGTAATACCTACCATGTGGCAGCGCTTGGCGTAGCGCCCGGTAAAGAGAAGATCTAAACGGTCCCATGGCCGGGGGAGGACGTCACTGTGCCCGCTTCCCCCGACCTTGGCGCCACCACCGCAGCGCTCGTCCTGCGCGTCTACACCGACGCCGAAACGACGCTCCTCGCGATGATCGCCGCCCGCCTCGCCAAGGGCCTCGACGGCGCAGGGTGGGAGGAGAACAAGCTCGCCGAGGTCCGGGCCCTGCGCGCGGACGCGCAACGCGCCGTGGACCGGTTGAACGTCACCGGCCTCGCCGCCGTACGCCAAGCCATCACCGACGCGTACGCGGCCGGGGTGAAAGCCGCCATGCGCGAGCTCCGCGACCTCGGGATGCGCCTCGGCGTGCTCCCCACACCAGCCCTCCCCGTGTCGGTCGGGGCGGCGTTCGGGGTGGGCACGAACACCGCCGCCGTCGAAGCGCTCGCCCGCGCCGCCGTGGACGCCGTGCACGGCGCGCACACCCAGATCACCCGCGAGATCGTGGACATCTACCAGCGCGTCACCACCGTCACGGCAGCGCAGACCGTCACCGGGGTGTTGACCCGCCGCCAAGCCGCACAACGGGCGCTGGACACGTACGCGCAGCACGGCATCATCGGGTTCACCGACAAAGCCGGACGGAACTGGAACCTCCCGTCCTACGCGGAGATGGCGACGCGGACGATGGCCGGCCAGGCCGCAGTGCAGGGTCACGTGGACACCCTCGCCGCGCACGGCCACGCCCTCGTCATCGTCTCCGACGCCCCCCAAGAATGCGCTCGCTGCCGGCCCGTCGAGGGCAAGGTCCTCGCGATCGACGCGGGCGGGCTCGGCACGCACACCGCGACGTCCCCGGTCACGGGCCAGCGGGTGCAGGTCACCGTCCGAGCGACCCTCGCCCAGGCCATCGCCACCGGGTTCATGCACCCGAACTGTCGACACAGCGTGAGCGCTTATCAACTGGGTGTGACGAAGCCGATTACCGACACCGCTGACCCCGCCGGTGACAAAGCCCGCCAACACCAGCGGTACCTCGAACGCCGTATCCGCGCCGCGAAACGAGAGCAAGCCGTCGCCCTCGACCCCACCGCCACGCAGATCGCAGGCAAACGCATCCGCGCCCGCCAGGCCGCGCTCCGCGCGCACATCGCCGAACACGACCTCCGCCGCCTCCCCTACCGCGAGCAAGTAACCCGGGCGATCTGAGCCCCACCGTCGTCCCCGGCCTGGCGCCGGGACGAGCCCCACCCCCCTTCGACGAGCCCAGGAGGCCCGCGATGTCTGAGCCCACTCCCGACGCCACTCCCACCCCGGAGCCCGACGCCG